TTATTTGATCCCGGTAGTTCATTCCTTTTTCCCTGAAAATATCGAGAATGTAGCGGTTTCCATCTTCATCTAAACCTAAAGTAATGTAACAAGTGTAATCGGCGGCGGTACTCGCGGAAATAGCTAAATCACATCCGATGAAAGTTTTAAGCGGCTTACTATAGTTCACACCTTCAATCGGATCCTGATTATGAAATTCTTTAATATGTTTTCTAATTTCTTCTTCACTATAAAAACTAATATTACATCCTTTAACTTTACAATCATAGGTTGGATCGTAAAACGGAATCAAAGTACCGGTTGGATCAAAGTTATTTGAAACCAAGCTAAACGGGAAAAGGCTTGAAGATTCATCTACGGGTTGGCATTGAAATTCTTGGTCAAAAGCCAAAGTACCGATTTTTTCCCGCCGCTCCATCAACCGGTCCCAACTATAATATTCAGGCCAAAGAACTTTATGTTCATCCCAATCTAAAACGGCTTGATAATGTTTTGTCGCGTAATTCGGATTATTCAAAGTTTCCATAAGAAGATCGTCAAACCTAAGCGGCGTACCAACCAGAATAAGGCGGCCTTGCGGAATCACCATGTTAACTATGGCCCGTTTAAAATAGTTCTTAACATATTCCATGGAATACGGCATTCTCTCACTTAGCGGATCATCTACAACAACCCAATGATAATGTCCTCCACGTACCGGTGTCCCAAAACTCTTAGTTATTATTGTAGATTTATTACTACATTCAAGGGCGGTTTTATGCCATACACGCGGCCTATCCGGTTTAAAACCATAATATTGAAAAAACGGGTGATTTTCCAAAAAATACTTTATACGGTCAAGTAGATCGGAAGCTTGGGCTTGACTATTTGAAATCAAACATCCACGTTCCCCGTACAATATCCGCCACAAAGGAAAAACAACACTAAAAATAGTTGATTTCCAATGGTCCCTTGGAGCCGCTATACAAATCCATTTCTCACGTTCAATCATATCAAACCATTCATATTGATGAAAATTAAGCTTTTTAACCCGGGGAACTTCACGGTCCCCCATCATATCCAAATATCGGTTAACGAACCCGCAAATATCAAGGATTTCTTCCGCAAAATAACGTATACTTTGCTTAGCTCTTCTAAACCGTACATCCATCAATGTTTTTTCAAGAAGATTCGTTTGTAAGCTTAAATTCTTCAAGTTTTTCCCTCAAATAGCTTTCAAATTCATCTATAAGTTCCGGGTGCCGCTCAAAAATAAAGTTTTGAAGAATAATGATTTGCTGATTAATCTTAGTCATCTGAATATTAATATTAACATCTGGCAAAAGTTCACCTTTAAGCTTCAAAAGAGTTTCACAAGCTTCCCTAATTTCCTTCGTATTCTTAATTACAAGATTGTACCAAGCCGGTGAAACATAGTTTTTCGCGTGGTATTCAAGTTCTTGTTGACGTTCCAAAAGTTTTTCTATCCCCTTTTTTATAAGTTCAATTTCGTTAAAAGCCGTTTCAATTTTTTCCTTAACGATTTCCGGATGTTTTAAAACTTCTTTTTTAACTTCTTTTTTCACCAAAGCCATCAATTTACGTTTATGAATACTTACCGCTTGCTCCGTGATACCTAGAATAGCCGCTATCTCCTTTTGTTTCATTTCTCCTTTCAACAATTTTTCTTCTAGTTCCGGGCCACGGGGATGAAGTTCCCAAACACTTTTCTTCGGCATATTTCAACAACCTATTTACCTTCTTTTATTTCACGTTCTGAAAGTTCACCCGGGATAGGGATTCCGAGACGCCTAGCTTCTTCAACAATTTCATTAAACTGTTCAATTGACTCTATTACGGGGACAGTCACTTTTTCTTTTTCTTCCGGTAACACTTCACCGCGTCTAACCGCTAACTCCGGGTACAATGTTTCCATGAATTTTCTTATCCGTGCTTTTATGATTTGGCTTTGTTCTAAAGCTTGTTTCTGAAGTAAAGCTTTACCGTATTCATATTCAGGGCTACGCATTCTATATTTATACAAAGCGTAGAAAATCCCTAACTGAATCAATATAGTACTTATTATTGCAAGGTTCCATTGTAGCCACGCCCACCAAATCGGATCAAACTGAATACCCATCCATTTCACACTCCTTTTCAAATTATTCTTACATACGTGAACAACACAAGCAAATAAAACACCGTACTCATAATAAGCCAATAACGGTAATATTGTTCAAACGTTTTAATCAACAAATACGTAATCCACAATATAATGAAAATCAAACCCACATAACCGAACATCGGATCAACCGGCTTACCAAATATCTTAGTTAGGCCCCATGTTATTCCATTTGCCGCCCACATAAACACACTTAATATATTTTCACTAATATTCATTTCACACACCTAAATGCCGAATAAAGCGTAAACGGCTTGTCTCGCGGCTACACCAAGAGCCGCAACAAAAAGATCACGGGGTAACCGGGCCTTCCAACTATTCATTTCCTTTTCACGTTCATAAAGATCCTTATAATGTTTAACAAGTGTAATTGTTTTAGTTAAAGCTTGACGTAGCTGATAAACATCTGATTTCTCGATCTCCGCCCGTTCACGTTTCAATTCATCCAACTTTTGTTGAATAAGCCCAAGATCCGGGATCTCCGGGTACTCCGCCATAATAAGTTCCCGGGTTTCAGGTGCAATAAGTCTTTGACGTTCAAGGCTTTTTAAAAACCTTTCAAAACGATTCCTAGCACCAATAGCCGCAAAAGTTTGTTCTTGAATATCCTCATCTTCAATTAAAACATCCGCTATAGCCGCGTTACGTCTATTTAAATTAACTGTAACTTTACGCCAACACCAAAACTTTAAAACACGGCTTAAAGATCCAAGCCAACCCCGTTTATGAAGACTATAAAGCATTTTATTTATTGCCAAAGCTATAAGCGGCGGGGCCGTTAACCCAACTACAACCGCCAAAGTTATAGCGGTAGGTAGATCTATTCCGCCGGGAAACCGGTAAGCCAACCCGGGAATAATCGCCGCTAACATACTTACCATGACGTTTATTAAAAAACCAAGTTGCACCGCTTTATTTATTTCATCATATCGGAAAAAAACGGTTTCCCGTTTACGATAAATAGCATAAATACCGTAAATCACGCCGCCAAGAGTTGCGGCCCCAATGATAAGTTCACTATCAGACGCCGCCCGTATTAAATCTAAAATACTGATCGACATAGCCATAACCTACCTAAATTCTACCATTCATTTAAGTTAAATTTTATGGAAACCCGGCTTAATTTCTGTTTTTACCATGTCTTTATTTCAATTTGCGTTTGTACAAAAATATTACGGTTTTAGAAAATAGAAAAGCCCCCAAAAACATTGTTGTAAATATTGCTAAAGGTACGATAAACATGAAATTATCGTGATAAAGATAGTTTAATATCCAATCCCCTAGAACTCCTAAAAAAACAATCCCACTTTCTTCTTTTTTGGTTACATTTGAATTGGAAAAAAACACCGCCACCGGAAGCAAACCAGCCATAAATGTTTCAAGAACCATGTGTATCGTAACGTATTTGATATGTGGAACCGTAAACCCTGCGATGACAATGTAATCGCAGTAGAGCGAAGCAAACATCAATACAAACATCAATGCGACAGTTGACCAGAAAACCGTGCTTCTGTGCATTTACTTCTACTCCAACAGTTTTTTTACGACCGCAACGAGAACGGCGACAATGTGCGTTAAATTGTAGCCTTGCAGTTTCCCTTCCCTGTAAGATTTAAATACATCAGGTATTTCTTCAGCCACAAATCCGTACCTCCATTTAGTTGGATTGGCCTTCAATTTGAATTTTCTGACTCGTAGCGATTTTATTAGATTTAATGCATCTAAATCAAAATCTTGTATATCAGTTTTTAGTTCACGAAGCGAATACGTGTCATATGAGCCAGCATATAAATCTCCTTCGTAGTCAATCCACATTATCGCGGTTCCCGCGCTATTAAGCCAGCAAAACTGGTCTGTCTCCGCACCGCCACATTGAACGTAAAATCTAATTTTTGCCGCCGTTTCGTCGAAAAGCACGTAACGTCCCCATAAATCATTTTGAAGTTTCCATGTTCTATCTTGGTTTTTCAATCCGATATAAGGATAGTTGACATCACTCGTGGGTGATTCAAGTTCAAGAACTGCGTTGTTTTTCTTAATTGCGACATCGCAATTTATTTTACCGGTTCCGTCAAAACTTAAAACCGTGTTTCCCCCTGAATCCAAAATCGCGTTTCCAGACACTTTTAAAGTATTACCAATCGTAATGTTGCCGCCCAATATCTGGTTATCTGTGCGATGATACCCGTCCCATAGATCAGCGTCCTTTCCCGTTAAAGTATTTGGAATCCGATCCAAACTAAGTGTTCCCGTGGTTATTTGTGATGCGTCTAAACTAACCGCGTCCGCCCCGCCGCTACCATGATCCGCCGCGTGAAGCTTAGGATGTGTGGGATAGTTTAAAGCAAGTTTACTTTCAGCAATACCCGCCGCGTCGTCAACATGAACATTTTTAATTTTCTCAATGAAAAGCCTACGATCATAAATATTCGCGTTTGTAATTTGCGATACACCGGCCGCAACATAAACCAAAGCCAACAAAATATTATTCGCCGGTAAAGCCGGGGGATAAGGATCCGCCGCCGGTGTCCCCGCTGTAGCCGCAATTGTCCCCGCGTCATTAATTGTAATAATATCCCACCGCGGATTAGTGTCATCCGCCGCCGAAATAGTTACATTAGTAGATGTTGTTTTAGTAATCTCAGTTGCATTTACGATACATGAACCCGCCGCTACTAAAACGGACATATCGGGCGTAGTGTTTTCCGTTACTTGTAAACCGCTTAGAACCCCCCAATGTCTCGCACCTAAAAGATCCGCGTTTCCTTCCGTACTATAATGTTTTTCACCATCTGAATAAACCATTCTTTTTCACACTCCTTTTATGGTCGTTCACAAACCGTGATAATTTGAATTTTCAAACTAAATTCACTTGTCTTAGGAATACTGAAACCGGTTATACGGCACCACATTGTTCCCGCCGTGGCGTCATTAAATTCCCCGATTTCCGTAATAGTGTAACCGTTAGCTTCCGCGGTAGTTAATTCAATTTCATGTAATGTTTGGCCATCACTTGGTTTATTCTTATAACTTACTTGTTTCCGTAAAATCTCATTTTCAAGAGCGGTATCCGTAGCTAAAGCTTCCGTAGTACCGATTCCTATCGCAATGTAATCCGGGGGGTTTACGGTGTCTCCGTGAATCCAATCCCTATCTAGATTTAACCCCGCGTTTACTATCATTTTTCTTCAACTCTTTTTCTTGTTTGTTTTTCAAATCTAATTCAACCGTTTTAATACAATAACGAATAAAATCACCTAAAGCAATAACTCCGGTTTGATTTTGTAGTTGTTTTAGATTTGGATATGTTAAAATATCTACTGTTATTTTTAGACAGAATTTTATAAAATCATTTAGACTTGTAAAACCAAGTTGCAATCTAATGTTTTCAAGAAAAGATAGTTCTTGGGCGTTTGTTTTAAATTCAAATATACATTCATCCATTTTTTCACGCTCCTATTATTTTATGTTTTATAAGTAAATCATACAATAATATTATGGCCCGGGCGGCTCCAATACTAAGTAAACTTGTGTTTTTCCCGTATTTTTCTTCAAATTCTTCACGTTCTTCTTTACTCATTTCAGAAATTTTATGACCGGTATTAGGATTATAGATTTCCCCGTCTTTACGAGGCGCGTTATCTTTCCAAGCTTCTTGATTTAAAACCGCTATCAATTGTTCTAATTCATCGGGTAATGTCGGTGAAAACGTGTACCAACCATCGTGCGCGTAACCGCCCCCTAAATCAGTAAAATAAAACCTAAGAGAACCGTCACCGGCCCCTTGTATAAATTCCGCTCGATCCGCCGTATATTTAATATTAAAAGTATTCTCAATCGCATTACAATCGTAAGCATTTAAAGTTAAAAGAGAACTAACAACAGATGTCCCCGAAGGAACCAAAAGCTTTATTCCACGACTACCACTTGAACCCCACACCGTTAACAATTTCCCCGCACTAGATGAACCAAACGTCCCATTCCCGCCAACATCGAGGTTTCCTGTATCTAAATCCAAAATCATTCTGTCTGTTCCATTGCCACGCCATTTTAGTTGGTTGGTGGAAGTATCCCAATATAGCCCCCAATTTGTTGCTGTTTGAAAGTTCCAAAGATATTGCGACACATCTTTGAATTGAAGAGTACCACCAATAGCGAGGTTTCCATCTTTG